TGGTTGTGTCTTGCATAGACACATTCAATAATGATTTGGGGGGGATCGAGGACGAGATTAGAGAGATCAACCGATCTGTCCAAGCTCAGATGTATGTCTGTGATGGTATCGAAGAGCCTGTCTACTATCGGGGGAGGAAAAGGTACAACGGGAATCACACCCGTTATCACAGGTACCAGTCAACAACGACTGGTCAAATGTATCGCCCCCGCCACAGACCCATCTGTCAAGAGTTAGGGGAAAGACCTTTCACAGAAGATAACCTTGAGCGAATCGCACAACTCAAATCTGAGCGTTACAAGGAAGGTGACGACCTATGGTACAGAAACTTGTGGTTCATCTGTCTTTGGGTCTTCTTCNTTGGATTCAATTTCTACCTCCATAGGGGAGATCGTAAACAACCTCGATTATAATGTTAAGGGGTGATCGCTAGGTTCTGACCTCTAGGTGGGCAGAAGGTCAAGAAAGGTATCCCCAAAATTGGATGGATGTCCGACCCACATATGATAGGGCCAACTGACGCTCCTGGCGAACCAATCACTACAGATGCTCCACTGATAGACACATTAGCGTTTCCCCTTAACGCAACCACATTAGCTGTCATCGCAATGACTGTACCTGCTGTGGCTACAACTGCACCAGCAGGAGCAAGGAACTTAGTGCCTGTAGGATCAGTCATTTGAACAGTCGTTCCCACAACTGTTTGGTCAGACCCTGCCACAATGGTTTTAGTCTCTGTACCTACAGCAATCGTCTTAGTGTTCGTAGCAGGCCCAATGTATATTTCTGACTTACCTCCAAACGCATTGGTGTATGAGTCAGAGGGTAAACCTGCACCACCCGTTACAGGAGACTCGGTTACTGTTACTTTACGAGCTGGTGATGCCAACGCATTAAACCCTGCTGGTCCTCCACACACTTGCTCAAAGCTACCCATTGAGGATTGCTTAATCGTGTCTGCTGTCTGTGATAATCCTGCACCAGTATTAAACTCCATTTGATCTGACGAAGCTAACCTTACTTGACCGACCTGTGAGAAATCTACAATAGGAGCTTTGAACGCTATTGCTGTACCCGACTGTATGCTAATCCTTTTAGTTCCTTTGATGATGACTGATACTGAAGCATCCGAACCATCTAAGGGATCTCCCTCCTCACTACCCGAACCATTGACTTCAACAGCCCCTAAAGAGCTAATGGTCGTCTTTGTTGTGGTTGCGAAGGTTGATTTATCACTCTGCACAAGCAGGTCATTATTAACCTCTAACAACGCTCCACCCTCTACTCTAGCTTCCATAGCATCTTGTGAAGGACTAGAAATGTTAGCCTTGAACTTCCCTCCTTTTGTGAAGGACACAAAAGAGTCGGCTATATTAGGTACGACAGGTGTAACTCTTAAAAGAGTAGCGGCATGATCCGAGAATGGTGTAGATTCATTCGCCACACCAAGCGTTGTTAAAGAAGGTACGACAGGTAGTCCGTAGTCCTCTTTACCCTTCGCTGAAAAAGCATCGTTGCCTACAGGTGTTCCTAACACCCACTCAATAAATGGAGGTGCGTTATTTACATCAGGTCGATTACTTGCCCTATCGGAATCAAACCCATCTGTCTGTTCTGTCACAGGCAGACTTCCATCTGCCGTGTGATTCATTTCTATACGATACTCGGTAAAGGCTAGACCGTTATTAAAAGCATTTTTACCAAACTCATTACCAACACGAAGGATAGACTTCCCACCATAAATGATGTCGCCTTCTCTGTTTAACTCATCATAGTTCTCATCCACAAACCCTGCGTTATACAAGAATACATACGGATCTAAATGCGTAGGGAAATCCCCATTAAAACCAGTACGCTCTCCCTCAATGTTTACACCTAACCCGTCAAAATCTTCTCTTTGAAAAACTGGGTGGGGCTGTAGTTCTCCTTGTTCTAAAGGGTTCTTGAAACCCTCACCACCACTGAAAGGGTTATAAGGATTACCCTCAGAGTCTATCTGTATGTCGGCATCCCACTTGATCCCGTCAGAGAACATCTCTCTCGGTAGAGTTCTAGCATCTCTCTGAACCATGCCTGCGTACACCCTAGCTCCCGACATCGCATGGAACTGTTGTAAAGACCTCATCACAATCGCTTGGTCTTGATCCCTTATGATGATCTCATTGGCTCTCCTATTACTCAATAGAACGCTCTCATCAAGTACCATATCAGCCCCTTGAGATGAACTCGCTCCTATATTGCCAGGTGAGAAATGTCTCATCTTATGTCGAACACGCTGATGGAAGTTTTGGACAATCTGTCTGTTCTTATTGTCCTCTAGGACACCCTCTTGAGGATCAAACCCTTGAGTCATGTGCCAATCATGTCTAACCCAAGGTGTTGAAGGCCACCACGCTAATATCGCAGGTGTCTTACCCGCTGTACCTGCTCTCGTGTCATTCGCAAACCAACCCACAACACACTGATCCCCTATCTCTGGTATACCTCCCATAAAGTGTCGGTTGCCCATAGAGGGCATCAATAACTCAACCCCTGTTAAAGCTCTCGTGTCCGCACCACTNCCGTTAAGGATTTCTAAAGTGCATCTCATCTCCTCCCAATGCATCTCTACAATCTGTGCAATGCACATAGAGAGAGCTGACCAACCCCTACTTGAATCAGCAGACTTACTCTCAATCGCTTTCTGTTCCCTCATTAAATTTACATCAGTCATTATCATCTCCTCCTACTCGTTTTGAGGCGGCTTTAATTGCTTTTGCTTGATCACTTAGTTGATCTAAACCTGCACTTGCACTTGAAACTGCTCCTGCAAATGGATTTCTAAACGATGTCTGTAAGGTATCTGCGTCTTCATCTACCTCAGTAAATGAAGATAGCAAGCGATTGTTACCTCGATTGTTAAAATCAAATCCATCACCAAAACCACTTGAAGTAGCAAAACCCCCTTGACCTGGTGGCACTCTCTCGATATTTTCACCTCGTAAAGCTGTCTGATGCTCTCTCCATTCAACTGATTTCTTCTCGGTCATATTTCTAATGCCTCTCAGTGCTGGGTTCTCAATCTCTAAGAAGTTGTCTAAGTCTAATGACCCCTCCAATAAGATTGCGTCTGTGCTGTGTATTCTACATTCGCAAACCACATTCCCATCTTCACTAGGGTAAATCTCTGAAAGAGCTGAAGGGATGTTCGTAATGATCTGTTCATCACTACGAGTCATTAACCTATTCGCTAACACACTCGCATCATCCTTGGTTATTGCGTTATCATCTGTATCTCGTTTTTCTGCGTCTAACCCTAACCCAACCCTAAGACGATCTCTATCTTCTGCTGATAGAGACATTACTCTGCGTATATACTGTTGCTTCAATCTCTTTCTAAAATCTGTTTGGTTACTGGCTTCATCTAAGTTATCCATCGCTTCATCTAACCCTTTCGGAGTCAATACCTGTGAGGGATCTTGCCTTAAAAGAGCGTCAAATAATGTGCCTCTTGAGGGGCTTAAACCACGACCATATTGATACGCCCCAAATACCTCATACCCCTTAGCATCAGAAATAGGGAAGATTGGTGTGATGGTAGGAGTCGTATCTTTTTTCGTTGTGTATGTAGTCCCACTGAGTTCTACCGTACCCAAATCTGCTGTAGGGAGGATCGTATTTGGTTTAATCGTTCTATATACAAAACCCCTCACCGCAGTTATTAACTCTTCTTGCGTTTTGACATTTGCTTCTGTGGGGTTTGCAGTTAGCTCTTTCCATTTATCTTCATTGTACGCAAGCTTTACTTTCTCTTTAGTCAACTTTCTAAGAGCATATACGATGACGGAAGCAAAGTGGCTGGCCAACGAGTTTGTATTTGTGACTACTTTACCCGCCCGACTCCGTTTAGCAGTTGGAGGGAACTTAATGTCTAGTCCTGTACTTTTACTTTTTTTAGAAGAGGCTAAGGTTTCCGTTGTTCCTGCAAAGATCTCTGTACCATTTGCAAAGTAATCACTTGCTTCTGCACTATCCCAATTCGCTACAGGAAAGTCGATTCTAAGAAGAGGTACTTTCAGTTTGTCTATTTTAGGGTCTGCTGATGCATTGAAGAATCTTTCAATGATAGTACCAGCCTTTGTATTTTGATTGAAGTTTTTTGCTTTAAGCAATGCACCTTTAATATGTCTATACAAACCCTCCCAATACTCAGTTCCTGGTTTATAGTTCCTTTGAAACCAAACCTGTGAGATTTTAAGTATAGGGCCTTTTGACTTACTTACAGAGAATTGACTAGTAACTTGAAAAGACAAAGATGTGATGTCTTTAGTCGGCACATACTCTACACCATTAGAATACATTGTTTTCGTCATCAAACCCCTAACGATCTGTCCACGAGTGGATGAATCATTGCCGAAGACAACGGTATCCCCATCTCCATCGGGTTTAGCCTTGACTACATTATCCTTAACAGTGTCGGGTACATTGTCATTGAAACGAAGTTCGGGAACTTCTCTTTGTGTGTCTATGTTGTACTCAGTCAACTCTGGACCTTGATGTTCGGGACTTGGGTGTGATGATGAATAGTATCTAAAGTAACCCTGTGCTTTCGGAACAAAGCTCGATTTCTTATCCGAGAGAGCTGACATCAAGTTCTGTAAGGGAGAGTTGCTAGGATTACGACCCTGTGGTGATTGGATAAGGTAAATAAGGTCAAGGATCGTAGCTGTATTAGATTCCCCTGTAGGGTTGGGGTTTTTCTTTGTGCCTGCTTCACCATAGACACCTGCTGTACCTACTGCCTTCTGGATGTCGCCCTGTACTGATTCCAATCTATTAGCTTCTTTTTTCCTTGCTTTTTCAACCTTCGCGGATTGACCCCCTTTCCCTATCGCCAATGCGGCATTCCCTGCGTCCTTACGAGATTTATCCGTAATCGTCTTTAACTCTGCTGTGCCTGCAATCTCACCCTTCACTAAAGGAAGCACTACTTTTCTTGGTGCAGACCCATCACTTGAAGGGACCATTAAAAACCAAGGGCCTTTACGAAGATCCACATTAGGCTCTGCATTGAGAATACCCAATCGCATACCCTCATTGATAATCATGTTCCTATAACGCACACGCTCCTTTGGTTTTTTACCTCCTATGTTATGGAAGTCTGGTGTATAGAACAACATACTTGGACTAATGTTCTGGTGGTCAAAAGCCATGACCACATTGGGGAATCCAGTGATCTTTTTATAAGCAACATCACTGTCTTGTGATTGAGCATTAATTTGTCTGCTACCCTCATCTGTTCGATCATACCTCTTGTAAATATATCTTTCGGGTAACTCGGTGCGACCTAGATCTACTGCACGAGAAGGATCATCCCTATACTTAACTGAAGCATCTCCTGGTGGAATAAACTTTTTACGCTGACAAGTTAAGGTAAGCGATGTCGTGCATGAGCCACCATAACTGAATGAATGATTGATTGATTCCACATAATAATAGCAATCGTTCTCCTCAATGTAGACAGGATATCCTGCTTTCATTTCGGGTCTTAGAGGAATGGTCACACTACACCCCTCTGTCGTCTTATTTTGCTTGTCTAATTCTACAGCCGCCGCATAGTATGCTTGCCTTCCATTACTGTAAAAAGATGAGTCAAAATCTTGACCCTTCCAACCATATTTGGCGACCAAAGCGTAGTCCACATAGACACCCTTAACACCCCATTCTCCTGTAGGGGCGACTCCATTAAAGTTCCTAAAGTGAGATCCCTTCATAGTAACATAAGTCGCTTCGGGTTCAGCATGGGTAAAACTAATGTCGATTATATCTTCTCTGTAAATGTTATAGACTCGATCAGAAGAGGTATCCATGTTGTACATAGGGGGTTTAAATACTAAGTCTCCATCCATGTCTTGGTAGAACTCATAGCCAGTTGCTTCACATACACGATTCGCTATGCTTTTCTTACTCTCCATGTTTGACTCAAAGAAAGAGATTTGACCAAATGAACCTAAGTCGGGTACGAAAGGTTTTAGTTGGAAAACACTCAACCCTTTCTTATCTTTCTCTGTTACTTTACCTAATAACCTCGCGTCCATTGTCCTTTGAACACGACCCTGTGTTGCGTTGTTATGTTCAAACGCTATCAAACCAGCCTTAACCATTCGAGAGAAAGAAATCCCTTTACTTTT